TCAAATCTTATTGTGTCATCATCAGAACCTTCTTCTACTTGTATCTTAGTATCATTGTCGCCATCGACAACTAACTCAGATGATGAACCTTGTATTCCTAATTCTATTTTCAATGGTGTGCCAGTACCTGCAATAGTCTGACTTACATTAATAGTATTAGTTGAGCTAGAATGTGATGAAGATACAATCGTACCTTCAGTTACATTACCAGCTGAATCTGTTATTCTTATAGCTCTACCTGCATAGTATGTAGCAGTTAGATCAGTAGATGATGTAATAGTTATAGTATCAGAATCAGATCGTGCTACTGTGTATTCACCATCACCATCACCAAACTCATAGAAACCTTCACCAATTTGGTTGTACATACTTCTTATGTTAGCAATAGTTTCTCTAGCTGCATTGTTAACATTTGAAGGAGCCATACCTTCAGACCAGTTTACAGTTTGTGTGGTAGTATTATTACCTGCTGTTGTACTATATTTACCTGCTCCAGTACCTGCCATAATTAAATCCCCTTATATTTTTCATTTCTTGGTATATTATATATTGGATGTCCTATAATACTCATTAGTTCTCTAAGTGCATCATGAATACTTAAACTTCCTTTATCAGCTATTTCTTGCACTATGCCTCTAAATGAAAATGGTACAAAACTCATTGTAACTTGACTACCATAATCATATGCTTTTTGTAAAGCGTTACGATCTTTTTCAGCTATAGGGCTGGGCCAAGGACTTGTTAGAAATTGTTTATTTAATAATAATTGTTCTGTTAATTTTAGTGTACTGCCTTGTTTAGATACTAAAGTTTTAAATGGATGTGTTGCCCAATGAAAAGGTTCAAAGTATTGTTTAGATAAAGATAAGCTGTATCCGTTACCTAAATCAACTCTTGTTGGATCAGCATTATCTAATAGTGATTTACCAGTAAACATATATTGTAATGCAGTACCTGCAGTACCAATAATTACTGCTCCTCTTATTACATAAGATTGATATAACTTACGAGATATAGGATCTTTGTTAATACCAGGAAAAGCTCTACCCCAAATTCTTAAATTTGCAGTTGTCCAGTCTGGAGCAAATAATGCTAATTGCAGTAGTCTTCTACCAGATGGTTTATATGCTTCTGCTCTTATTGCTTTTAAGAAAGGATCTGCTGTATCACGATACATTTGTGTCCAGTTTAATCCTCCATATGCATCATTAGTAAATACCGCAGCTCTCTTATCTATTTCTCTAAGAGATAAATTTTTGTATTTAGGATTTTCAAGTAGCTTAAGTCTTGCAGTTTGGAATGCATATAGTTTACCAGCATTATAAACTCTGTCCCAAGTAATATCGTCTATCCATCTAAATGGTCTTTCAACTAAATGTTTAATTCCTTGTTTAGCTAACCATGTACCCCATATAGGACTTTTGTCTAACCATTGTTGGGCATTCCCAAGCATATTATAGAATCTATTATAACCAATATCTTCTGGGTGTGAAAACTCTACACCAGCTCTAGTGGCTGCTTTTAGATCATCATAATGACCAGCTTCCATTAACATTTGTTTTGCCTGAGTTCTTCTCCAATCAGGAACTAAATATCTTATTAATGGAATTTTTCCTAAACCAGATGCTGCTGCTGCAGTTTTTACAGTGGTCGGTATACTCATTCCTGTGTATAACATATTTTGCAATAATGTTTCTGCGTGGAAGAATGAATACCCAACACTAAATCTTTTTTGTAAGAAGTTAAAGTTTGAGATAGCTTTTAGTACTGCACCTTCTGTCTTTGCATCATATAACATTCTTAGTACAGGTTCTGCTTCTCTAAATACAAACGGTGACATTTCGTTTAATGCCTTCTGTGAGTATTTAGTTATATCTATTTTTGGATTTAAAAAAGCTGGATGGTAAAATCTAACATAATCTTGAGGATTAACTTTTGTTGGTATTCCGTCTTTAGCAGAATACATTAATTTTACATTACCACCTGCACCATCAGACCTGCCAATAATAGGTGCTTGTTTAAGCATGGCAGTTAATCTTCTTTGTCCCAATGCTCTAGTAGTAGAGTTTATATATCTAGCCATTATCTCAGCTACATCTAATGTAGCAGGTTTTAAACCTTGAGCTATACCAGCTTCATAAGTAGGAAACATTTTTTCTAATTCAGAAATGGTACGACCTTTCATACCAGAATGAAGTTTAGAATTATTTTTAATTAAATCATTTATTTGACCTACTATATCTAATTCACCTTTGAATGATTCTAGTAACCAGTATTGTGGTAAGTAATCTCTAAGAAAATTAAATTTAATTTCAGTACCATCTAATGCTTCCCACATAGCATTCATAGTCTTTTGAACATCTTTAGCAACAGCTAGTTCTTCTTTACTAAGTTTAGTTACTTTTTCTTTTTCTTGAATATATTTGGTAATAGCTTCTCTTCGTGATTTATCTGGTACTTTACCTATTATAATTTCTTTTAATCTATTTACATCTTGTGCAGTTGCTAGGACATAGCTTCTATAATCGTCCATTAAATATCCAGAAATAGCTTGTGACTTAGATAATTCAATTTCTTCAGCTCTTCCTAATTTGATTAAATCTGATTTTTTTACATTAGGACTTTGATAGAAAGAAGGCATTTCTTTTAATGCTATATCATCTAAGGTAACACCTTCAGGCAAGTTATCTTTAATTTCTTGTAATCTAGTTCCTAAATTTTCTTCGCTTAATTGACTAAGTTTATTTCCTTGTTGAAGAGATTTATTTCTAGAGTAGATACTACCTGCTGCTTTCCATACACTAACACCTCCAAGTCCTACTGCTGCGCCTGTCCAAAAACTTTCTTCTTCACCAGTAGTTATATATGCACCACCACCAAGAATACCTCCTGCTACTAAAGGTGTATCTAAGTTTTTTAAGTTTCTCATATGATACCATCTAGTGTTATTTGTTATAACTAAATTATGATAGGCATCTTCAACAATAGGCATTAGTTCATCTCTTAATGCTTGATTTTTGGAATAGTTTCCATTCTTGTTCTAATTTATTTTTATCAAATCGCATTGTACCGTCTTTGCGATTATAAAATATACCTTTTTCTTTAAGATAACCGTAAGGCATATCAGTTGTCCAACCACTGTCTTTGTCCTGTAACATTCGTTTAACAAAGTTTCTACCTGCTTGTCCTGTTAAAGGATTCCCATCTTTATCAACAATGAATTCCCATTTATTAGGATTAAATCCAACAGATGAATCTTCTATATCATCTATGATAAGTTTTAATATATCATCATAGCTTGAAACTCTTTTACCTTCTAAGATTTGTTTTGCTAATGCATCTCCATCTGCAGCTTTTCTAGTAAGACCTTCTTTGATTCTAGCCATCAATTGATCATGGCTTAAACCTAAAAGTTTACTTCCCTTACCTACAGTTCCAGCAGTAATAGCACCTAGTCCAAAAGCTAAACTTCCACCAAATGCTAATTCAGTTGCAGTTCGTTTTGGGTCTAGCATCCTATTTTCAGATAGTTGATGTAAACTACTATATGCTGTAAGCGTAGGAGTAGCACCAATAGCTTTCATTGTACCTTCAGTAATTCTAGGTACAGAGTTAGCTACTTTACTTAATGCTGCACTAAATTGTAATGACTTTGCACTTAGATTTGCAGGGTTCCAAAACCAAGGTAATATTAAATATGGGTCTGCAAGAAGCATATTAACCATTTCAGCACCAAACATACCAGGATTTGTTCTTATTGCCTCAGTAACTGCTGACATACTAAATGGTTGTGGATCTATAGCATAACCATATAGTTTTAATATTTTACTATGATAGTTATATTCTTCTGTACCAGCTTGATCAGGATTAGCATCTAACCATTCTTTAGCTATCTTAGCATTTTCCTGTTTGCTTTTACCTAACCAAGGTGCGCCTTTGATATCATTTCCTTGCCATTGTAAATATGCAACAGGTAAACTTTCATACTTCCATAAATCTCTAATAGGTCTTAGTGAATCAAAAAAACCAGGAGCTTCTGGTTCAGATATAGGTGTAAGTCCTTTAGGTACATCAGGAGCTGCAGCTGGTGCAGGATTGTTAATAGGTGTTAAACCTTTTGGTACTGTCATTATTCTCCTGGAGTGTAAGGTGTTCCATCTGCATATCTATAACTAGTTCCATCAAAGATTACTGTTCGACCTGCAGCATCTGCAAAGTATTGGACTTGAGTACCACCAGCAGGTGCCATTTTAGTAATATCAAATTCACCACCACCTTTACCAATGAACTGATCAAACCATCTATCAGGAGTTAAAGCACCTTCTGCATCTTTCATAGCTTGGTTAGCTGCATCTATTTCTGACATACCTGCATCAACGTATTCCATAGCTCTAGAAGCTATACTTAATGAAGCTCCTTCTAATCTATCTTTTAGATCATACTTAGCTAATAATGATTTAACTATACCTTTCATACTATCAGTTGGTTGTGTAGGTGTAGTTAATTTTTTAGTTTTACTTGCTATATTAACTTCCATTTCTTGTAATTTAAGTTCATTCATGTGAGCTGTAAACGCAGCAGTCTTTGCTTTGTTGCTAGTTTTTACACCTGCAAATAAAACATCAGTAATATCTCCACCACCTTTAGCTTCCATGTGCATAGCTAATGCAGTTTGAAAACCTGGTTCATCTAATCTATCTAAAAAATTATTAATGCCAGTTTGTAATCCAGATAACCATCCCTTCTTTTGTTCTTTATCTGTAGGATCAATGTTATCTTTTTGATCAGTTTGTTTACCCAAGTCATCACTTTTTTCAGTTAAGTCTGGATTGTTAGTTTGTTTTACAATATCAGTTACTGTAGATTGATTACTACCTTTTATATCTAATTTAGAATTAGCAATAGCATCTGCCCAAGCAGTTGGACTAACAGCACTCATTATTCCACCATCGCCTCCTGCTATTAAAGGATCATTAAAGAATTCTTCTGCTGTTGCATATGCTCCATTAGATAACTGTTGATATGGATTTTGATAATCAGAATCTTTTGAAGCTCTAAATTGTTCATCGTATGCTGCTTTTGCTGCACTACTAGCAAATCCAGCATCAGGTATTTGTTCAAATGGCATACCACTAAATGTACCTGCAGGAGCTATTGGGTCAAAAGTAGTATCTAAATTCTGATATCTCATATCATAAGCATTAGGTGCTAGGTATTTAAATGTAGGATCAACTACATTTTTCATAAATTTATTTAGTCCAGTATCTAAACCTTCACCTAGTAATCCTGTTGCAAAAGCCATATCTGACATATAACCTTTAGGTCTGTTTGGATTTAAATATGTGTCTGTAGTTAATGCATTTTGAAATCTTGGGTCAATTTGATTTGCTACATTAGAAATAGGCAAGTATGTAGGTTGGTTTAAATAATTACGTAATTCTTGTACATTTTGTCCCAATCGACTTTTATGTCCTGGTAAGTGTGGCATATATATCTCCTATAATAATCCTGAAAATCCAGCAAGACCACCTAGTATTGCTCCATAAGGTGTAGCTCCTGCCATTGCAGGGAATGCTTGACCACCTAACATAGCTCCTGTAAGTCCTGACATTAATGGACTAGCTTCAGGTGTGTATTGTGTACCTGCATATCCCATACCAGCAATAGGATTAACCATTTGTGAATAAGCAGCTAATCTTTGATAAGGCATTTGTTGTGAAAAGTTAAAACGAGCCATTTGATCTTGTAATTGTCTTGCAGCTAAATCTTCATATGCCTGACCTACAGTACCTAATTGGCCAATACCTGCTTGTACTCTCGCATCCATTTGTTGTTGTAATGGAGCTAAACCTGCAGCACCTTTTAATGTTCTGTCTAATCCCATTTCAGTTGATCTTAGTTGTCTTGTTCTTTCAGCTTCTGCTGCACTCTGAGCGATAGGTGCATAGGCTTGAGTAATACCCCTAGCTGCTGCTTGTTGAGCTGCAGGACTAGTACCTGTTCTACCCATAGTACCAAATCTTGTAGCTACATCACCCATTACATCACTTGCAATAGTATCTCTTACAGTATCTAAGTAGTTTTGTTGTGGTGTTAATCTATCGTATGCAGTTCCCATTTGACCAGTTGCTGCTGCTCCAAACGCATCACTAGCTTGTCCATACATAGCTGATGGTCCCATTAAATCAAATGCTCTTGCACCTGATAAATCTAATGCTTGTTCAGTTTGTGGTGCAAATGGTACAACAGTAGATCCAGGAAAGAATTCCTTTCCTACATCACTTGAATAGATATTTTCTGCTTGTTGCAATATATCTTGTAAGTAAGGTTCCGCAGGTGCGTATGGGTTTACCTCACCTGATGTTTGAGTAGTTCCCCCTCCAGATGACATATTATTCCTCCAATTTTTTTTCTAATATATAGTGTGTTGTTTTATAGTTCTTTTTCTTGAGTATGCGAGACCAACCAGGTCGAGCATAAGTTTCAATATGAGAACATCCTTGTTGCTTGGCGTAATCTTCTAAGACAGATATTTTATCCTGCCACTGTTTACGGTTACGCCCAGTAACAATAAATATGTTAAGGACTTTGGTGTTAGTTCTTTGTAGTATTTTGGTAACACCACATCCTTGGTAGTTTTGTTTTTTCTTTTCATTCCATAATACCCATAGTTGCATTTCTCCAGCAACCAATGATTCTAAGATATCATTACCATTAAAATGATTACCTGAGTATTGAAGTGCTTTTTCAATAGAATCTTTAACTATAGGATATACAGCTCTAATATTTTCTTGTGGTATAAATACAGGAACCGTCATGAAATTTCTAAGTAACTTACTACAACATGAAGATCGTTAGCATTCTCTGCTTGTACTTTGAGTTCTTCATCTGTGTTCATTACTAATGGATTTGTTAATAATTCAATAGTTGTTTTAGCAGAAACATCTTTTTGTTTAAATAAACTAAATACAGTATCTGATGTATTAAGTAAAGTAACTGTAACTTCACAAGCATTACTAGCATCATCATTAGATACTAATATAGATTTTACAATACTAGTTGTACTAGCAGGTACAGTATATAAGACTGTATCGTTTGTTGTAGTTAAATCTACTTTACTATTTTTGTATGTGTGTGCCATCTTTTAAGTTTTTCCAAAATTCATCTAAAGCATTATCATGTTCACAATATGCACAATCACATTTATTACAAGTTTCATCATTATCACAATGACAAGGATGATTACAATTTACGCAAGAAACCATGCTGCTACCTCTTGATTTTCAGTATTATGATAAGTAATTAATTGATTAGTTATATCCTCTACTATTCGTTGAAAGTCTTCTTGGCTATCAACATACTGATAGATATATTCTAAGTTTTGTTTACTAGCCATTAGAATCTTGATGTTCCACCTGTGTTGCCAGGATTGTCACCACCCATAGCTCCTCCAGCTTGACCAGCTCCGTGTCCACCTGCTGTACCAGCTCCTCCAGAAGTACCACCACCAATACTTGCTCCACCAAATGGATTGCCAGATGGGTTATTATAGCCAGAACCGCCAGATTTTCCTAGAGCAGAATCATCGCCAGATGGACCAGTATCAGGCGTTGCTCCTTTACTAGGATCTGTACCAGCTGATCCTTTATAAGAAGTATCTAAACCATATTTGTTTTGACCAAAATCTTTTGATGCATCTATATCTCTCATGATATTATTTATTTGCTGATCACGATCCATATTGTCTATAACACTTTCAAAAAGTCCTAAGAGACCTGGTAAGGTAGCTTCTTCATAACCAGGCAACATATTAAACCTATCCAGAGCATCAACCATTTCAGATCTTTCTCTCATTGCGGCAATTCTATCTCTATTGTTTTGCCCATTTCCACCTCGCATAGGTCTTACAGTTTGTGCATCTACTAAGTAATTTTCATTAGGTTGGAATGCAGCTGCATAACCAGGATCACCATAATCAAAGTAAGGATCATAAGTAGCATAACCAGTACCATCAGATAACAATCCCATTTCTGGTGTACTAAATTGTAAACGACCAAATTCATCTCTAACAAACATATTACCCATACCATCTGAATGTGTAGTAAAAAATTTTCTATCATTATAATCATCGAGTAAACTATTTACTGATGATGGGTTTTGACCTTGCAAGGTTCCATAATTTAAGTTTCTATACTTTGCTACTAAATCATCAAATTGTGACATTATCTATAACCTTCTTTTATTGCTTCAACATCTATACCTTGCGCATCATTCCAAGATGTAGTTGCTGCTATTTGCATATTGAATTTAAAATATCTTGCACTTTTATGAAATGGTATTGTACCTGTTGAGTGCATAGTTGCAACAGGAGATGTAGTAGATTGTGAATCACCTACTCTATTTCTAAATGTAATAGAACCAGTAGCTGATGTAGTATCAACAATAGGTCTTACATGTGTAATCAATGATCTATTCTGTGGAAATATTTCTGTTTCACCTGTACCTATTTCACAAGCTAATGGTGTACCTTCAAATGTACCAAACTTATGTGTAGTATCAAACACGCCAAATGATCTTAGTCCTCCAACAAATATATCACTATCAAGTGGTACATTGATTGCATCTAAGTTATTTGAACCTGATGATGGATAATTATCTAAGTCATCTACAGAATAGCCAGGCGATATGTAGTTAAATATCATTTCATGTGATAGTTCTACAATAGACCATCTAGAAGTTTCATAATTGTAAACTATAATTTTATCAGTAACTCCTGATGCAGTAGATGGATATGACCAGCATACTAATTTGTTTTTATAATCAACTGCTGCCTTAACTCTTTCTCTATGTGCAAATCGTAAATCATCTTTAAAGAAACGATCTACTTTACCATTACCAATAGGTTTAGATGTATTACCATCTGTAACTCTAAAGCCATCTTCAGATAAAAAGTATACAAGGTTTCCAACTTTAATTACTGTCTTACCTTGCACAGCTCCTATGTTATCTTCAATCCTTCTAAAAGAAAATATAACATTACCACCTCTGTAGTCCATTCTGGTAATTCTATTCTCTTGAAATATTAATCCAAACTGTCCACCTGTTACACCAGTAACAACTCCGCCTTCAGGTAAAGTTTCTGAATCAGCTTGGTTAGTTCCTGCTGTCCATGATGTAGCATCATTAACTGCTGACCATTGTACTTTGTTTTGTGCTGTTGGTTGAAATCCAGTAACAACAAAATTGTTTACAACTGCTGCATGTCTAAATGTAGGAGGTGAACCTCCAAGTGCAGCAAAATCTGTTGATGTATCTAGTGACCATGTTCTAGGTGCATCTACACCATTAAAAGCTATAACACTTTCTCCAAACTTTACAAAATCCCAATAACCATTTTCAGCAGTATTATAACTAACACCACCACTTTCATCTACAACTGAGTTAGCTAGTATCCTGTATAGTTTACTAGAGTCACCAGCAAATATAGTTACATTACCAGCATCAGATGTAAATGATGAAGCTCCTTGGCATCTGTTATCTAATGCATTAGCTGTAGCTGTAGTTATACTTTTCCATGGTCTGTAACTATTTACAGCAGGATAAACATTCTTAGCCTGTGTTGCTCCAGGATTCATATGATCTGGCAAGTCTGGCAGCCATTCTCCAAAAGGTACTTGCATTATATATTATCGTAGTTGTTAATGTTAATTCCTGACCTTTGTACTAAAGGTGAACCATTATATTTATCTAATGCATCTGCATCTTCAACTTGTTTTAATGCAGCTTCATATTGTGTTTTAAATTGTACTACAGTTCCTTGATCCATACCTCTAATAAATGTAGACGCAAAGTATAATGCACCATACAGATATACATCAGGATGATTAGTCAATATGTGATTAGTAGCAGTAGATCCACTTATAGAATCAAATGCTTTGTAGTAAGTTAATCTACCAGTATATGTTGCATCAGGTGTAGGGGAAAATCTAAAATTACTTCCTTCAATAGAATATGCTTTTGGTTGTCCTGATCTATCACTACCAGAAGATTCTATTTGATGAAACGGAGTCATAAATACTAAAGCAGAATCTGGATCAGGGCTTGTAAGTATAAAACTTCTTACTTGTAAAAAACCTGTAGGCAATGCTTCAGTGGCAGCATCTATAGTAAAAGATGAGTCTACTGTTTCCATAGCTCTTACTCTTAATCTACGATTAAAGTCTGCTTCAGTTAAATCAATGAAGTCATCAATCTCTGAAGTAAGATCATCTCTAGCAAGAAAGTTTGCTATTGCAGTTTTTAAATTTGTATAACTATCAAGTGCCATTATAACCTTTTATCTCCTGTTCTAAAAAACATATACTCATTACTATTTACCATTTCTCTTATAATATTTTTTTGTTCTTCTTTGTTTAACTTATGAAAATTAGAATGTCCAAATCGTTCTTTAGTTTTAACTTTCAAAGCTATTAATGGTATTTGAGCTATACGTTGCAGATCACCTTTTTGTGTAACATTATTTTGTGACCATTTATTTTGTTCTAATATATTTGTAGTATCTTGTGTATTTTTAACTACAAGTTTACGAGTGCCTCTATCTATATGGATAGGTTGATTCTTATCGTATGGATTATTCATACAACAACAAGTGTACCAGTAACAGTAACAGTTGCTGCAAATGTAATTGGTCCAGCTAAAACAGCACTAGTTATTATTTGATCTTTATTTATTTCAGAATCGTGTTCGTGTATAGATTCACCTGCTGGTGCATCACCTATATATTGAACACCACCTACTGATGTTATTGTTGCCATGTTATCTCCTATGAACTAATTGTATCGACTAATGATACCCATACATCAATACTACTTGCTGTACCAGCTTGTCCTTTTAAAACATCTCCGCTTTGTAAAACAAATTTAGCTCCACCTTGTACTAGCTCTACTGAACTAGCAGGGGGTATAGATAAATCTTTTACAAGGTATCTAGTTGTAGAACCACCTTCTGATATCCAAACACTTACTGTAACAGTAGTTGTTAAAATATTAGCAAGTCTTAGTCCAACAACTGCATCATCACTGTTTGATGTATATATTGTGGTTGCAGAGTTTGTTATCTGCGCTCCGTTGGATTCGAAATCTTGAGCCATGTTTTCTCCTATAATGCGATTGCCATCGCTACCGCCAGACCTGCTGTAGCTTTAGCATCTAATTGTGTTTGAATATCTGAAGTAACAGATCCAAGATATTGGAACTCTGCACTTGTTACTGAACCATCAGCTATTTTAGTAGCATCAATAGCAGCAGATGCTTTAATGTTTGCATCTTCAATATTTGTAATACTGTTACCTGTGCCATCAGCATCAATAGTTTTATTAGTTAGTGTGTCTGTAGAACTAGCAGTAATACCACCAATGTCTGATAGTACTTCAGCAGTTGATCTACTCTCTAATCCGTTTGCAGTAAACCTAGCGTATTCATCATCGGCAACACTAGCACTATCAACCTTAACTGCGTTTGTATTACTAATACCAAAAGTAAGTGATGCTTGTCCACCAATATCACTAAGTACTTCACTAGCTGATCTACCTTCAATAGATGTACCTGCTACTCTAAGAAAATCATCGTCAGCTACTCCACTTGTAAAGATAGGAATATTAGTATCTGATATACCGAATGTTAATGAAGCCTGTCCACCGATATCACTTAAGACTTCTGATGTGCTTCTACTCTCTAAACCATTAGCAGTGAATCGTGCATACTCATCATCTGCTACTGAACTACTATCTACTTTAACAGCATTAGTATTAGAGATTCCAAAAGTTAATGCAGCTTGTCCGCCTATATCAGAAAGTACTTCTGCTGTACTTCTGCTTTCCAAACCTGAAGCTGTAAACCTTGCGTACTCGTCATCAGCTACAGAGCTGCTGTCTACTTTGACTGCATTAGTATTGCTTATGCCAAATGTTAAAGATGCTTGACCACCTATATCTGATAGAACTTCTGATGCAGAACGTCCTTCAACACTTGTTCCTGCTATTCTTAAGAAGTCATCATCAGCAACTCCAGTTGTAAATTGTGGTACATTTGTGTTACCAATACCAAATGTTAGTGATGCTTGTTTACCATCAAGCTGTGTTTGTATATCACTAGATACACCATCAAGTCTTTGAAACTCTGCATTAGATACAGATCCATCTCCTATTTTTGCAGCATCTATTGCTGTAGGTAAATTACCAGCAGATACACCAACAACTAAATCAATAGTACCATCAGCATCTTCATATGTTGCAGTAATATCAGTTTCAGTATTACTACTAAACATAGCACCAACAATATCTTGTACTGCTTCAGTGCTTGAACCTGCATACGATTTTACATTAGCTGCTGTTATTTTTTTAGTTTGACCTGCATCTGTATCTACAATTGCAAATACATCATCATCAGCTGGGGTAGACAATGCTGTCAATTCACTAATCTTACTATCTGCCATTCTTATTCCTTTGTTTCTTTTTAGTTTGTTTTTCTTTCTTTTTCAAAAGTTCTACAAGTTCTTTAAATGTCATTTACCCTGACCTCTATACTTTTTAAAACTTCTTCTCTTGTGTTTATTCTTTGGTCTTGATCGAACGCTGTGTCCAATAGAAGTTCTTTTCTTTGGACCAGGTTCATGTTCAATATAACTCTTAGCTTTCCTAGCCATTAGTTTGGTATTGGTCTGCCACTAAATACAGTACCAACTGCCTGTTCAATTTTTATATTATCACCTGCTTGGATTAACAGATAAGTACCATCTTCTAATTTAATATTATCATTAGGTGTATCTGTTCTTCTATCTCTATATCTATCTTGTCCTCTATGTGAAAACCTAGTAGATATCATTGTGCAAGTTCACTAATTCTTGCAGTGCCATCAGTAGATCCTACTCTTAGTACAGCAACTTTAGTTGCAGGAGTAACTCTAAAATATTCTGGTGTAAATGCAGGAACAATAATGCTAGATGATGTTGCTGTAGGTGAAGCTGCGTTCATTTCTACATAAGCATCAACAGTTGTTACTATCAATTTTAAATGTAGTAGGTGCTTTATAATCAGTCATGGTTACTCCGATAATTCTGAAATATATAATGAACCGTTACCAGAAGATCTAATCACAGATATGATATTGCCAGGTGCTACTTTAAAAACTTCATAATCTTTTGCAGCCAATGGTGTCATAGCAGCAGTTGCTGTAACAGCAGGGTTACTAATTGATATATGACAATCAGTTGTAGCATATAATCTTACATATCTAACTTGATCAGATATAGCAGAACTATTTGCAGCACTAGCTGTGTAGTCTACTTTCTGTACTGTTCCTGTTAATTTGTAATACATAATGTTCCTTAGAATGATTCTAAAGAGGGAGCCGAAGCTCCCTCATTTAGATTATTGGTTGATGTCGAGAAGAATACCGTGTGCGGCTTCGTTTCTCATTTCAAGTGTGTACTCAGCTAAGAGTTGTTTCTTCTCAGAGTCACCAGTCTTTGCAAGATCAGTTACTGAAAAGTCTCTTAGGTAAGCAGTTGCCATCATATCTCTTTGGATAAGGAAAGCATTACTCTCACTTGTTGTTGCCATAACTCTGTTTGGAACAACTTGCAAATCACCAAAGTCTGATGAGTAAACATCAATAGCTGCATACTCAACTTTAGCTTCTGCTTGTCCAAATCTAGTAGTATTAGCGTTGAAACCAGATATAGTTTGTTTCACAGATGGTGGAACAACTAACATATCCATTTCTCCGCCTGACTCATAAACCTCTTTAACAACTGTTTTAAGAATTGTTTCAGTAAGGTCTCTGTCAGTACCAGAGTTAGGTAAGTCTGTACCAGAGCCAGTAGATAAAGCTCCACCAGATCCTGCATCACCATTAGTTTTAATCCATGTAGGGATTGATCCTAATTTTCTAGCGTTTGATGCATCACCAGCAGCTTGAACCTGTCCTTTGATAAGGGCAAATTCCATATCTTTCTTTAACTCTTTAGACTTCTTAGCAATTTGATAAGCCATTTCATCAGCTCTACCAGCAGCGTCAACAGCTGATTGAGTTCCAGAAAGTGCAATCACTTTGTCAGAAATCTGAGTAAAGTTAAATGCTCTAGTTGTAGCAGTCATAGCATCAATAGTTGCATCGTCACCTTCGATAACTGCGTTTGCAGCAGGTGCAGCCAATGCATCTAGTTGCCATTCATGCTTCGTAGATTTTGCAGCGGTTCTTGGAATCGCTGACAGTATAGGGGTTTCTTCAGGAGATATGTTATAAATCACATCTACTAAATCTTCCCTAATACCAGTAGTGTCGTACGTATCGTACAAGTTACTTGGTTGTGCCATTTGGGCCTCCTATTAATTAAAGAAAATCTCTAAAGACTTTGGCAGCATCTCTTACGCCACCAGACTTTTTGAGACGATTTAGTTTATCTTTTCTAAGCTGTGCATTTTGTTCTGCAGCAGTTTTAGGTGAACCAGACTTAACTACTTTAGGAGCATTAACGACTTTCTTTTTAACCTTTGGATTTGCACGTCTAATCTTATCGTATGCTAAAGCATCTCTAATCAACATAACTTGTCTTGAATCATAGATACTATTTATCTCTTGATCTTTAAAGCCTTGTCTTGATAGATAACTTTTCATATCATTTCTTAATGCACTAGCTTTATTAGGGTCATTAAATTCTGGTATGAGTGTAAGCATTTTAGATTGTTCGTCTTGTACGAATTTAGCAAGTTCTTGTTGTTGAGCTTGTTGAGTTTCGTAATGAATCCTTTGAAGGTTATCTGCTCTCTTACGCATCTTGTGTTCTAGTTTACTAGCTTCAGCAGGATCGTCTTCGTACAGTCTTTCAAAGTCTATGTTTGCATACTCTTGTTGTAGTTGCGCCTGTGCTGCAGAGTTTAACTCATTCAGCTTAGCGAGTTTTTGATTTATCTCAGATTGAGATCGTTGAAGTGTTTGATCAAGCCTTGATTTCTCTAAGGATAAATCTTGTTTACTTCTTGTGTAATCAGCTTCTCGTTGGTATCCCTGAAGTAGTTCATCAAGGGTGACCTCCATTGTTTGACCTTGTACTTTGACTTGGTAGGTAGGTTCCTCTGAACTTTCATTTTGAATATCTTCTTGAGCCTCATCTTGTGCCTCTACAGTTTCTGTAGTTGCATCTTCATCTCTATTAATGTCCGCATAAGGTACATCGCTAGGATTTACAGTTTCTTCTGCAGATGCCTCATTAGATTCTTGAGGTGCTGCTTCATTAGTTGGTTCTGATTCAGTTGCACTATTGTTCATAAGACCTACAATAGTTTTACTAGCATCGAGAACATTCATAGCTTCATCAGCCATAATACACTCCTTTGTTGGTTGGTGTTGTTAAAAGCACTCCTGAACGGTTGGTGCTATTTTTTCTTGCGTAGCTCTTCTAATTGTTTACTAGCAAGTATTCCTGTTTCCATAACGGAACGGAAATGATTTTCAAACTTACCTAAAATTTGATAAGCAAGGTAGATCTTTGTCCTTGCCAGTTCATCATTTGGTCCTGTTTGAAATATCGCATTAGAATATGAATCTTTCAAAGTCTGTAAAGACTCTTTAAAGAGTTCATCCTCTAGAATATCTTTAGCCCTTTGGCCCCTTGTTTGTTCCTTTATCAGATCCGACATCTATTTCTATAAAGGTATCGCTACCTTGTGTTGGTTTTGGTGTTAGTCCTTTTGGCATACCTCCAGCTTTTGGCATACCTTCAGGTTGTAACAGATTTTTAGTTGCAGCGTCAAGCATTTGTTTATTGCTTTCTGAAATACCTTTCATTTTCAATGCTTCTCTCTTAATTGCTTTCTCATCAATATCTGCTTCGTATTTCATTTCTAGTTCTTTTACTTTAGCTTCGAAGTCTAACATCATCTTCTGATATCTAAGTTCAATCTCACGCATTCTATTTTCATATTGCATCTGAGCTTCAGCTGCTTTCTGCTGCGTTTGTATTCTTGATACAGTTTCAAATTCTGTTGGAGGCTTCTGTCCTCTTGGCGGCATTTGACGCATACCAACTACAGGATCAGTAAAGTAAGAATCAACATCTTTAAGACCTGCATTCTCTACAATCTTTTTCAATGTATTATAAATATTATTCATATTTACTATTGGTCCATGTGGTGAACCTTGTAGTCTTATACCATCTATTTGTTGTCTTAAGATTTGATTTAGAATAGATAATTGTTGATCTCTTGATCCAGTTCCTAAACCAACTTGAATACTTACATTACAACGATCTCTCCACTCCATAGGATTCATTGGTACAAAGTTATTTCTAATTTTAACTATACGTTCTTTATCTTGATATTTTACAACTAATTCAAATATCTTCTTGAATAAATCTTTAACACCAGTCTCAGCAAATATTCTTGCAATCAATTCTATTCTCATTTGTGATTGTGAAAGAATAGTATTTATACCTGATGCAGTTTTATTAAGAGAATCAGTATCCATACCTTGATTGTATTTAGTAATACCGCTTCTGTTTTCTTTAACAGTATCTAAATATTCAAGTAGTGGAAATGCTTGACTGTTAATTGTTTGAGTAGTCATTGGCATCATGACTTGTCCTGGAGCTGCTTTAGTTCTTACAACTCCGCCTGGACGATTAGTTAATAGATCTTCTAGATTAACTTGACCATCCATTACAGCTACTCTGTTATTATTAGTTAGATACATATTGTCTAGTATCTGACGCATAACAGTAGATTTAATTAACTGAATATCTTCAACTAATTCTGATACTGATCTACCATAGAATCTATGTGGTACTACGATTGGAGTAACAGAACAGAAAGGTTGTCCATCAACAATAACATTATCAAGAATAGTATAGCTGTCATCACCAGATGAAGTTATCTTTCTCATCTCTGCAATACCGTCACCATCTTGATCCATTTTAATATAGGATTCACAGATTACTATTTCATCTGTAGATTCATCTCCAGTTTCATTACTAAGATCATTATCAATGTTTCTATGTCTTACAGTCTTTTCTTCATTATAACTTTGATCGTGTTCTTTTGGTAAAGAATAAACAAGGTCATAATCAAAACCCATTTCAACTAATTCACTTCTTGTCTTTGTAGTTCTATGACATAAGAAGTTTGCTTCTTCTAAATTCTTTGCTCGTCTTTCAATTAAAAATTCTTCAGGTGGTACAGCTTCCATTTTTACTTTACCAAATGTTTCTGTACGAATAATAACTACATCATGTAACTTCGGAGTATCTATTTCATTTAGTTGTTGCTCCATAAGATTTGCAGATACTTGATCTTGAGCATTATCTAATTGTTCTTGTATGTTCTTTTTCTGTTCTTCAAATGTTTCATCGTTGTACTCAGTATGTTCTTTTACTTCTACACCATCTTCTTCAACAAGCATTGTGAATTCAGCTTCAGAAAGTTTCTCATAAGTTTCTTGTTTTGTTCTTTCTGATGTATCCCAATAAACTTTTACTATTCCATTTTTATGCAGCAGTGCATCTTTAAACATTGCATACAATGTAGTGAACCCATCATTATCTTTATTGAATATATGATTTAGATAATCACTAGCTTGTTTGGCTACACCTACATCTTCTTGAGTAACTGGATCTACTTTTACAATATTATCACTAGCAGTAAATATTCTAAGTAAAGCAGGTAGTATTGATTCTACTGTATCAGCAACATCAGTTGAAACAACTTGTGATCTTCCTTCTACTTCATTGCCAAATGATTCACCGAAATAATATTCAGTAGCTTTCTTTCTTGAGTTTACTAAATCAGTTTCATAATAACCAAATGCACTTCTTAGTTCACTAGCTACTATTCCCTGTATTTCGTGATCCGTTAACGGTCTTCCTTTTGCCATAATATTCCTTAAACTACATATCTTATATCTACACTCATTGGTCTTTCCCAATCAGTTCTTGTTGAACCATCAACAGAACATCCATAACGAAATGCATCAGCTCCGTGTGATGCCCAATCATGTAGAGGTTTGTTTTTAAATGTTTGCATTCTGTCATCATATTGTTTTCGGTACTGTCGCAAACAATCAATACCATATTTACATCTGTTCTTATCAAAATAACATTTGTCTAAATTATTTCTCACAGCTTCTATACCATGATCTATTTCTAATCTAGGACAAACTTCAAAGTCAATTCCAAGTTCCCTTGCTACTTCTAATCTAGATTTACCAGTACCAAGTTCTCTAGTTGTAATATCGTGTGGTGCAATATGCCTACCGTAGTTATAACCTTTTTCTTTTAACTGCCCTATGTAGTAAGCTAATGATTCACCAGACGTTTCTAAATAATCAATCAGGTGTATTTCATTACCTGCTCTTTGTGCAAACCATATTGCTGTAGAATCACCGATACCTAAATCCCACCATGTTTCAACTTCATTGTTAGGATCATAGTCAACATCAGTTATTCTATTTTCTCTTTCAGCTTTCTGTATTTGTTTTCCAAAGTATGCACCTGATACTGCAGCTTGGAAACTAACTTCAAACTCTTGTTCGAATTGATCCTCTGGCATGGTAGCAGCAGCTTCTTCAAGTTCTTCTTGAGATATAACTTCAGTCTCAGAAGCTCTGTATAATTCAGCATACCATTCTCCACCACGCCTTTTAGCTAGATCATATACTTCCCAGAAATGATTATGACCCATTGGTGTTCCAATGAATATAACATATCCAAGTTTATCTGCTATTGCAGGTCGTACAACCTCAGTCCAAGTTCTAGGAGACATCAAGGCAAATTCATCCAAGACAACTCCATCAAAGCCTAATCCCCTCAAAGCATCTGGGTTATCAGCTCCAAAGATTTGTAATCTTGATCCGTTCCACAGATCTACTTTGAGTTCTGTTTCATGACGTTTGCCACCAAGTTTCATTAAGGGTTCTGTGTATTGTTTCAAATAGTCGTAAGCGACTGCCTTACCCTGGCGATATGTTGGTGCTATATACGCCAATCTTGCATTAGGTTTTTCACAGCAAGTCATTATCAAATGATTTACTGCTAATACTGTTTTGCCAAACCTTCTATGACAAACTAAAACATTGAATCGTTTTAATTCGTTATGAATCTTTTCTTGTAATGGTCGAGGTTCGTACGGAATCTCTATGTTCATTATTTCTTTTTACGCCATCCTATTGTAACTGCAACTGGTTTATCTTCATCACCCATAATAGTTTTATTAACAGATTGAAGTTTAGAATGAACAAACGGTGCAGCTTCTTTTGCTGCCCACATCTTTTTTTCAATAGATACTTGTGGGTTGTTCAACATATTCAACATATACTTCAATGGTGTGGTCTGACCTTTACCTAGTTCAGCAGCTAAGCGTTCTGCTTTTGTACCTGCTTGAATTCCTTTTGGTCTTCCTGCACCTTTTCTTTTTCCTCCATGACTCATGATATTAATCCTGGAAATAATCTATTTACTGTAGCAAGTTTTACAAGTGTTTTATTGTTGCCTCTATTCTGTACCATATTGTTTGGCATCATGCTAGGTCTTCTATTGGGTAAACCCATTGGATCCATGCCTGGTCTAAACATTGGCTGTATTGGTGTGAGGTTTTTCTTAGGAGCAGGTTCTTTATAACCTTCTGGTATTCTAGGAATCATATCTCCATAGTTCGGCATCTTCTCAGGTACTTGTTTAGCTTCAGGGAATCTATAATCATTGATGTTTGTTTTAGGCAGATTATACCCTGTAGTGTCCATAGCTTTCAATAGATTGCTTTCTGTTGCATCCATCTTATCAAATTTAGATCCAGGTGCATTAATCTTACCGTTGAGTATGTTTGCTCCTGTCTTACCGTCTGATGTTAAGAACGTCAATGCTGACGGTACATCTTGAAAATCTTTGTTATATTTAACCATAATATCTCCTTAACAATTCCATGCTCTCAATGATTTATTGATACGAGAGTTTGGATCACGAGCTGTCTTTGCACTCGTTAGTTTCTTTTTCATTCCTTTCATTCTGGCGCAGAAGGATGCTCGTCTTGGGTTGCCTACCTTTTTGCTTGGTGCTTTCAGGTTACGCTTCTTCCCTGTCTTAGTTCTTCCTCTGTTATAACTAGCACGACCTTTAGCATTCAAACCCCCACTTGGGTTCTTGCCTTCTTTTCTTTGCCATGCAGGTGTCTTAGCCATTTGATTTCTTTCTCCTTTTACCAGATGCTGTTACAGACCACTTAACTCTTTTGGGTCCAGTCTTCTTTGATGCTTCGCTCTTCGATATACGACTAGCTACTTTCTTTGGTCGACATGCAGGATAAGGTCTGCCCTTGTCCTTCTTTCCGCTGCGACCACATTTCTTTCCAGTCTTGACATCTCGCCAATCCTCTTTGAACCACTTGCGTAGTCCACCCTTGTATGCCATTAGTACTTGCCACCACGTTTCTTGTACGTTTTGACAAGCCATGCGTTAGCATAAGCACTAGGATATACCTTGAACTTCTTCTTTGCTTCTGCCTTTACTCTTGCGTATAGGGCTTTATTCTTAGGTTTTGGTGATGCCATACTTATACCATGAACTTCTTGTTTTTATTTTGAACTTTAGCAAAGGGTGTTTCGTATTTTTTTAGATTTTCTAAATCCCATAGTTCTTCCATTTCTTCTGGAGTTAAGGGTCTGTCTAATCCTTTTAACTGCTTTATTCTTTCGTCATCAGTCACTACTTCATACCCTTTTTGTTCTTCATTTTCTTTTTAGCTTTCTTTGCAGCAGCCATACCTTTTTTTGTATATGGATACTTTTTACCTTTTACCATTGGCATAGTTTATTCTCCTTGTTAAATGCCCATATCTCTCGATTTAGGCTAGTTGATTGATATTCGAATGGTAGGGTACTCTAAAACACCAAACCATTCAGAATTTGTAAATATGATAGATTAACGTGGGAGGTACAGAAAGGATCGTAACAAACCCCCCACCGTTTCAATATAGTCTCATTAGTGTATATGTGTCAAGTACGAGTTTGTTTTAACAAACCCCCCCTTGTCTCTTAGACCCCATCCATTTTGTCATCGGCATACCGTCTTCTAAAAACCCCCCTTTGACGCAACATCCGTTCACATCACTCCGTGGCAGTCTCCGAACTGCAGTCGGCTGGGCTTCGCCCAGACCCAGCAGGGGAACCCTTCCCCTACAACCCCTTCCGTCTTGAATTACTCTCTTGTTTTCGTTCTCTTTTCTCTTCTTCTCTTCTCTCCCACGTAGTGGGACGAACGCCTTATCAGGCGACTTTACGACTACGTATGTACGAACATACACTTCGTGTACCGTTACGCATTCGACTAAGCGTGACGAATGCTTCACTTGTTCTTAACCTACTCCGTCTTCTTAATCGTAACAATATATATTCAATAGGTTGGTTGGCATCTTTCCTTACGGAGGTGCTGTCGCACCCATTCTTATTTCGTGATACTGAAAGACCCAATGATCAACAGTCATGTTCCAGTCAAACCTTTCAGAATCACAGTCGTTGCGAAAACTTCCTCGCCTCGCCCAGATTAAGAGTAAGCTCGGCTAAGCAAGGATGGTATCAAGTGGTCGCACCTAAAGGTGCAGACAACTTGCCCCATCGTGACTTGCTTTGAGAAGTGCAACGACCCCTCATGGGTGTTCGAAGCCCCTGCGGGGGGCTTATATCGCTAACCATTGTACATCACCTCGCAAGGATTGCATCTTTTATGCTCGGCTTGCGCCTCGCTTATTTTCTTTTGACCCTTCGAGTTCCCACAGCCGAAGCGGGGCTGTGTGACTGGTTTGCTTCAGTCATCTTTAACGAATCGTAAACGATTCGTACGGATTACTCACATTTCTTTTTACTTGATGTGAGCTAATCCTAAAAGTTTCCCTACACAAACGCTGAGGTGTGTACTTCGAAATGGTTGCGATATTTTTTAATTATTATATTTAATTATTACAATTTATCGTATTTCTTAAATCAACTCATTGAAAGGAAAATTAATCATGAGTAATAAAAATAACAATAAACTATCTGTATCAGACTTAGAAATTGAGATTGTTTCTAACTCTCAACTCTTAATTGATGCACTAGATAAAATTGAGGAATCCTTTAAGAAGGCATTGAAAAGTAAGTCTTGTAAGGAAGATTTATCTGAATGGGTATATCTTGCTAACAACATTACTACTGCTGTGGTGAGAACCTTGGATTCTAAGATTGATTCTTATAAACAAAAGGCACATGAGTCTCAGAAGTTGGCTATCGAGAACTATAAGAAATCTGGTTCTGCGACTTGGCACACTGAGAATGAAGCTAAATTCACAGTAATTGCTGAGACTCTTGAAGCTTATGCTAATGCATTTCCTACTTGCATTACAGCTTCAGGTTATCGAATTGATTGGAAAGATCTTGATAAGTCAGCTAATCGTGATCTTTCTGTTAAAGAGTTCAATCAATTTCGTGAATCTATGGGCTTGAATCCAATTGTCATTGACACAAAGGCTTTTAGCTCTTAAACATAAAATATAAATTAACCCCTGAGTCCTTCTGGACTTGGGGGTTTTTTTCTATATGCGAAAATAACGGAAGACTTCCAGGCTCGGCTTCGCCTCGCTTGGAATCTTCCCACAACTGGGGGTTAACCCAAGAATAGATAGACTGGAGGTAACTATGATATGTGTTGGATTGATAGCTATGGGAATAGTTAATGAAGAAAACCATGACGTTTACAGAACTAAATCAGGTGGATCAATATATACACCGAAAGAAGAGAACAAAACCAGAACAAAAATCGGCTCGGCTACGCCTCGCCTGGGGGTACAAGATAGAGTGCAGAATAAGGAGGATATATGAAAGCACAAATAGAATATATGGAACATGATATAATGTTTCAAGGAGAAAGACTACATTGTGAATTTGGTAGATATAAAGATACAAATCTTATATCATTACGATTGTATGATGATGAAGGTATGGCATACATGGAAGCATCAGCCAATGTAGATATAGATCCAACAATACCTTTAATGGCAGTGAAGAATTGGTCAGAGAATGAAGGTATTGAACAAGCCTTAGTAGATCATGGTATTGTAACAACATTAGTTGGTACTATGAACAATGGCTTTGTTGATTGTAACTTATATAAACTAAATAGTAAGTGTGTACCTGATTGGTCTAACTGTCATTACTAACAGAAAGGAAACATATGAGAGCAATGATAATAATAACTTCAGTGCTAATGCTAATGGCATTGGAGAAGATAGCATTCGCAGAGTCAGAACATTATGCTGGTCCAGGTTGGATAGGATACAACTGTGATAACATAGTGGATCCAGATCAAGCAGTGCTATGTAATACAATAGCAATGGAACAATTAATAATCCAAGAGAATGGTTGGGAAGTCTGGGAGTTTGATGACTCTTACATTCTCTTACATGATAGAAAGGAAATCTTCACATGGGATTGTATTGTTGATGACGATACAGACAAAGCTAATCTATTCTTTTGTGAAGCAATAATGGGATATGATTATGATAAGATTTATGAATCATTTGATTCTCGTAGTAATAGCAATAACAATGCTAGTTAACTTGTATATACAATATGAGTTTAGTGAATCTAATTGGTGTGCATCTGAAGTAGATGTGTTAAGATTACAGATTGATGAGATACACACTAAGATTGTAAAAGATTAACAACAACAGAAAGGATAGATCTATGAAGACTATAGTTGTTATGTTTGCAATGTTGATAGGCAGTTGTGCTTATGCAGAGCAAACGACTAATCAGTATGTACCGACAGAGGAGAACAAGATAGTTCTTTGGTCAGTACAATCTGATAATGAAAACGCTCCAATGTTATCAGGATATATAACTGATGATCAAGGTAGAGTGTTGGATGTAGCTGTATGGTCTACAGTTAATGAAAACTTCCATCAAGGAAGCGTGACATTAACTTCTGAAACCATAAAATAAATAGGTGTGGGTAGGATACTGGAAATACAAGAAGGTTTAAATCCTACCCATACTTAATTAATGAAAGGAATAATATGACTTCACAAAAAGAAATGTATGGTGAAACTAAACAACAAATCTACAGAGCATATGCTGAAGCTGGAGAAATGTATGGTAAGTTTCGCTATCTATATATCATGGCAATACTATCTGATGCACAGCATATGATAGACATTGGTGATAGTAAAACCGCAAATCAATTTATTAACAAAGCTAAACTACTACTAGGACATTATGGTAGAGCGAACGAAAACATGGAGTGAGCGATGAAGATAGACTTTGAAAAATTAATAGATAGTAATATCGAAAGACCAGGATCTAACTGGCATTCGGTAGGTATAACTAAACAAATGAATGCTAAGTTAGTAGAGATAGCAAGTGAACTTAACTGTAAGAAAAGTGAACTTATTGCTTTAGCATTAAACAATCTAATAGATCAACACAGAAAGTTTACAGATGAATAAAGTAACTGAGTTAAAGGTTGATAAGAAACAAACCAAGTGGATGAAAGATCCAGTATATTATATCTTATGTGAAGGTAATAGGAATCCTGTTGCACAAACATATGATCTTGAAAAAGCAAGAATGATGAGAGATCAGCTTGAAGATATGTGGATAGACTGGTGGCTCAAACAGTTTGGTACACAACCAATGGCTAATAGATATACTATTAGTGTAAACTAGAAAGGATAAGTCATGACACTTAAATGCAGACATTGTAACTGGGAGACAGAAGCTAAACACTTTGGTTTCATAATGGATCCTATCAAGAAAGATGGTAATAACTTATGTATCATATGTTATTGGGGACATACTGATAGGTTAAGAAACCAAGCAATAAGAAATAGAGAAGAACTAGAGGAGGAACTAGAGAATGCCAAATGAATGGATGGATGAGATATCTTTGATCGTTGATAGATACTATGATCAAGAGATTACATACACAACTGCACTAGCAAAGATCAACTTGATAGTACAGGATTATCAATCAGAGTTTGAAATGTTTGAATCACAGTTTAAGGATCAACAATGATAAGCAGTTTAAATTATGATGATGCTGAACTAATGATAGCTGAATCAATACAACGTGTAAAGAATACAGAACCACCTGTTGATGTAGAAGATGAGATAGACTGGTTAATGATGATACCAGTTGTAGATAAATACTTTACAAAAGAAGAATTAAGATTGGTGTTTCAGTTTGAATTACAAGATGAAAGAATGTTTACAAATATAATCACAAAGGAAATACAGTAATGGATCAAGAAGAAAAACAATTATGGAAACAAGAAATCAAGTGGCGTGATAAACAAATTAAAGATCAAGAAGAAGTAATCTTTAAGTTACGACACAAAGAAGCAAACAATAATAAACGATTACCATGGGGACTTATAGGACTTGGAGTGTTTGCCTTTACAATATTCAGTCTGTTGCCTGGCTGAAACTATAGTAGAAACTTATGGCAACAACTAGCCTACTTAATTAATAACTTCCTCTGGTCTCATAGAGACTGGTGGTACAATGGATTCTAAAGGAGGTAATATGGGATTCGATTTATATGGTGAAAACAATAAGACAGGTGAGACATACTTTAGACAAAGTGTTTGGGGATGGCGACCTATCTGGAAATTTGTAATGGATTTCTGTGATGACATACTTGATGCTGATCAACTTAAACGTGGTAATTACAATGACTTTGTAAAGATTGATGGAGCTAGAAGTATTTTATTAGCAACAAGAATACAAGCATTGATAGATGATGGTACAGTAAAAGAACTTGTTGATGTCTATGAAAAGAATAGAAGTAAAGAAATGAAAGCAGAAGAAATATTAATGAAAGCATTGGACGATTGGACAAAAGAACAAGGTGCAACTTGTGGTAATGATTTGTCTCCTGAAGATCATGAGATCTGGGAATGCATATACCATAAGATAAAATTTAATTCAGATACAAGTTATCCAATGGATGTAGGATACATTCAAGAGTTTGCTGACTTCTGTAAAGAATCAGATAAAGGTTTTAAAATAGGATAAAAAGAAAGGAGAAAAACAATGAGCAATCCAGTAATAAATCCAGATATGGAACAAGAAGTTTACATCAAAGCTTATCCTGTTAATGAATGGGATACTTCGACTGGTAAACCTGTACACTCTGGGATCAAAGGTTATATGCCTATTCAAGTTACTAATTCATTGATGATTGAAATCAATAAGATGATTAGTAAAGAAGAAGCACAGAACTATGTTGATGATCCTAAAGTTGCGTTTAGTGTTGTAGCTAAACCAAAGTACATATAACATATACCATGGTCGGTGCAGTGGGAGACCTAGTACCGTTAATGAGTGCTATCTTCTCACTGCATGTGATTAATATTCTTGATGGGTTTTGTTATTCCCATCTTGATAGGTGACAATTATTTAGTCCTTCTTTATAGTTGTCACCGTAATTGGCGGCAGTGGTTGCGACCTCTTCGACTGTCGCCTTTTATGGGGGAGAGAATCTTACCACCCAGTTAGACCTCACTCTCCCCCACCAATGAAAGGAAAACATATGAATAAATATAAAGTAACAATACTATACTGTGATGGTAGAGTAAAAGATGTTGAAGTACAAGGTACTGATGGACCTGAGTTTAATGGTGACAATGGTATGTATAAACATCTTGATTGCAGTATGATAGAAATAACTGGTGCGAGATACAATGATAAGAACTATGATTTGTATATTGATGAAGAAGGTAGACTAAAAGATTTACCTACATTAAATCCACTTGCATCTAAGTACTTCGTTGATTGGTTAGACCATGAACAAAGAATGACTTATGAACCTAATGTTATGGGTACAGCAGCTCTCGTAGATAGAGAACCTATCAATGAATAAAGATGGTTGGAAGTATCTTGCTATCAACGTAACTCCACAAGAACATGCGGAGATAACAGACTGGTTAGATTACATTTGTTTGAATACTGGTCTAACAAAAAAGAAAGTTATACATATCTTAGTTAAAGATAAGTATGACGAAATAAAAACAATAAAGAAAGAAAGGATAACCAATGAGTAAAATGTCAGAAAGACAACGAGAGTATTTACTTAACAGAGTAGATGATCTTGTTCGTAATGAGAAACAAGGATTCGAATTACAATTAGCTGATAAGAAAACAAAACAAGCTAAGAAGTTATTTCCAGAGTTCTTAAAGAAAGTTAAACTTGATAAGCAGTTAGCTAAACTAAAACAATTAGAAGAAGATTACAAAGCAATGATTGAAGAACTTAAAGAAGTTATTAATCAAATGTATAAAGATCAAGGTAATCAAACTAGTTGGTATAACGATGATTGTTATAGTGCAGTAGAAAGAAAGTTATGGAGTTTAGCACAAGATGTTATTGAGAAAGAGTTTAATAAAACACCAGAAGGTGAGGCTTTATTACATCTCGATACAGTACATCAAGAACTTAAAGATTATATATGGTCAGCAGGATCTGAGACTGAACAGTTGTTCAAGACTATTGGTCATGTATTAAATAAGAAAGCAAATATACAATTAGGTTATAGCAAGATAGCTTTACCTGAAAAGTAATTCTGTAGGTACTGACGAGTACAAGATCAACTACGGATAGAGGTGACCAGTTAACGCCTTCGAAACCATTTCGGTACATCCTCCTAGGAGGCAGGTGTCATGGCTTTGGCGTACCCACACCTCGTTAAGATATTTGAGTACAAAAACAACCAGCTTAGATGCTGCACTAGACCAAACTAGGATGTCTCGTTTGAATTACGTAATACATAACGAGTAGCAAGCCTGTCACTGTGATGTGTCAGATCTAACAAGGTTATGCGTACTCAATAGGTAGAGAGAAATGAGTGTAAGAATTCGAAATCTAGAATAATACTGCGCACTTCTAGCGTTTCTCTCTGCTGTTAAAATATTTGGTATCAGACTAAAACACACCTACTAGTATTAGTATCTCCAGAGATGTCTGACTAAGTTATGTCCTGGTGGTGTTAAAGAGAAAATAGCCAAATGGGAGATATGTGATTTGACTAATCTTCAATGATGTCCAAGCCATGCAGAGAGTTCTGGGTTGTTTGCCAACTAATGTTATCTTGGTGCATATCTCTCGTTATAATTTTTCTTTGAAGTAATCAAGCAGCCATTTGTTCTCACGAAAGATACCAATCAGATAGTTGGTAAAGTTATTAACAACTCGTTCTTCTGCTGTGTCGTTAGCTAATGCACCTTCATTTGTTTCGTTAGTCAACCAGGCTATGCAATGCATCAGTTCATGTAGGGTAGTATTCGCCTCGTCAATATCGGATAGACCTTTGTTAATTTGTATTAGGTTCTTACGTTTTAGAAAGTGTCCATAACAATCTGTAAGATTGTCATCTGCAAATTCAGGTTCTCTTAGTTCAATAGTAATATCAGTACAATGTACCTTTATTTTCTTTCCATCAATGGATAGTTTTTTTTTCATCATGCATATCAAGTTGTTCTTCTAGTTCCACTAGATACTCTTGATAGTCTTCCTCTTTACAAACAAGTTCAAGATAAATCTTAGCTGATATTAAACCAGCGATAGCACGAGCTACTTTCTCAGGACAGTTCATACTTTGTTTAACTGTACGAGTTAGTTGGTCCATATCTAAGGTAGCTGCATACGAATCAGATTTACTTAAGTCTTTGTTTTGTTTCATTTTTGATACACCTGTTGCAATTATATCACAATTAGTAAGTTATTGAATATCAATTGTCAAGAGTTTTTTTAAATAATATTGCTGCATAAATTCCTGGTTCAAGGTTACGTTCTCTCCAGAACCTACGTTCACCGTAGTGATGTAGATGATAGTGACACATAGGACATAATGGTACAACCCAGCAATCATCAGACTTCATGGACATACCGTTAGGTTTGATATGAGTAAGATGGTGTGCTTGTATGTCTTGATCAGTACGACAGTAAGAACAGGGATACTCCCTAACATTTTTCAGATGTTTAGCGTTTCTTATTGCCACGTATAGTATTACCTTTGTCTTTTAATCCATAGAATATGGCAGCTTCATCAAGAGATTCTCTGAATCTATGACCACCATAAGATCTAGGGAAATTAAATTTCTTATTTAAATCTTTAAGACTATGACCTAAACCACAAACATATTCAAGTATGTCGTAAGACTTCTGTCCTATTTGATAGTATAATCTATTGAGATCATTCATAGCATCTAGCTTAGCATCAGGTACAGACATATTGATAGATTGATCTACTCTTACCTTAACTTCAGGTTTAGATATAAGTTGAGACATCTCCCATTTTCTACGGAAGATACTACCTGCTTGATATTGTATAGAATCTATATGCTTCTTGTAATACATCGTCTCAATACTTGATTCACGAATATTAACAATGTGTGCAGGTTTATTCTTATTTGGTTGAGTTACGATTATTTCTCTATTATAATTAGGAAATGGTTGATCGTAATTAGACATATAAAAAATATAAATTATTCGAGAAAGGATAGCAAATGAAAATACACGATTACAGACACAGTGCTAGTAGAGGTAATGATTGGTATAATAATCCATCTCTATGGGTGTTTAGAAATCTTATGGGTGTTGAGACTGAGACTACACCTCGTATGGGTATGGGTCATTCAGCTGAGTTTGGCTGCGCTTTGGGATTATTCTTTAATAGATCCGATCAAGATATAGTTGAACATTCAACAAATCATATGGTTAATCAGTTTCATGGTGAGTGGCATGACGAAACAGACAAAGTAGGCAGTATAGCCATAAACCTTCAAAATGCTATCAAAGAACACTTTCCTGATTTTGGAGTACCTAACCTCTTCCAACGCTATAGACGTCACTCCTTGTCCAATTTAGAGCATCCTATCACTACTGTAACTGACTTTGAATGGGAACATATGATTGTGGATACGAAGGCTACGTTAGCTGTACCATCCAAACCAAGAGAGGATCACGTCAGACAACAGTCCTTGTACTCTGTACTCATAGGCAAACCAGCTACACTAGTCTATGCCTCACATAAGAAGTCAGCAGTATTTGAATTAGATGAAGAAACTATTATGAGAAATTATGAAACTATGATAAATTCGTTTGAATCTCTAGAGTTATTTATGAAGACAGTACCAAACATAAAAACATTTAAGAAGATGATTCCATTAAATACTGATGGATTCAAATGGTCTGAGGAGGATCGTAAATATGCTCAAGAGAATTGGAACAATTAAAAAGGAGAAATATATGGAAATGAACAAATCAGTAGGTACGGTAGATTATTTATCACCGCCTAAACCAGGCAAAGATCAATGGTTTATGCCTGTTGTACTAGATCAAAGTGGAACAAAGATTAAGTTCTATTGTAAGTTTGATCCGCAGGTAGCAGTTGGTGACAAGGTATTGGTACACTACGGACAAGAACGTAATGGTAATGCAACAGCATTCAAGGTAGAAGCACCAGACAAAGATATTAGTGAGGATACTGGTGGGCAGGGAACACCTGCACCTGCCCCACAACCTACCGAAAAAGAAATCGGAATGATTGCAGTTGGATTAGCTGGTCGTATTACAGAATTGTTTTGTCAGCTACACCACGATAAAGGTGTACAGTTCAAAGATACTGCTGACGAAATAGCTAGGTGGATTGGTCATGGTATTACAGCTTATGAGAAAGCTATGGAAACCAGAAAGAAACTTCAATCACTTGGTAAAGAAATGAATCAAGATAAAACTTGGGATGAGCTAGACGAAAAACCATTTTAAGAAAGGATCATAATGACTATCATATCACAAGAGGCTATGGAAAAAGCCTTACAGGAAAACTTTGACAATGAAGATCGTGATGCACTAGAGGCTTCTCAGTATGCATCGGTTAAAGAATATCTTAAGACTGTACTTGCTGAACAGGTATTCAAAGCTCCGTCTGATTTATCTGGTTCAATGAAAGAACATTGGGCCAGACAAACTAAAGAATACAAAGAACATCTCAAAGCGATACAACAAGCGCAGCATAAAACACTACGCAATAACTTTCATAGAGAGGATAACCAAACATTATGTTCTCAATTCCAAACTCTATTTAAGAGTGGTGCTATATGACAGATCCATTGGTCAAAAAGATTTGTATGCGTATGTTGGATAGATCTAATGATGGTATCAAAAAGTATGGTAACACTATGCGTACTGCACAGAAACCATTAATAGATTGGATAACAGATACACAGGAAGAACTATTAGATGCTGTTGTATATCTAGAAAAAATAAAGGAGAAGATGAGTCAATGACAACACCAGAGCAAGATTTATGGGTAGCAGTTATAGCACAGCAATTTACTGATGCTTGTCGTGAGACACCTATAAAGTATTACTATGAAGTAGATGGTAATGGTCATAGGCACAAGAAGGAAGTTAAACATAGAGTACCTTGGGCAAATGATGTTAAACTTGCTCGTACTTGGTTAGAGACACCTTCTCAAGATTTCAATACAGTTTGTCATTTAGCTGGTGTTGATCCAGCTTGGGTGAAAAGAGAATGGGATGATATTAAAACAGGCAAGAAAAAAAGAACTAAGTGGACTAAGAATCGTTAGTCTAAAATTTTAATGATTCTTTTACGGTCACCCATATCAATTTCGACTTCTGCTTTGACTTGTTGGCAGGACATAGATATGCCTTCCTGACTCTCACCGATCTGTCTTGTAACAATGCGTTTCTGTTCAAGGCAGTCAGCCATACCGCTTGTAGGGACATATTCAATAACCTTTCCATTCTGGATCATCAATATAGCAAATACTATTTCAATCATGATATCCGTTCTTTTCCTCTAAATCTATTATTCTTTCTTCGTGAAACTGGATAGTCATATCATTCTTTTTAATGTTAGGTACTTCAGTCTCAATCTTTTCTTTTAGTTTATCTTGTTCCTTAGATAGAAACTCCAATAACATAAACTGCTCTTGATCGATAGGCTTCTGTGTTGAAGCTTCAAGCAAGTCCTGCTGCATTAGCTGCAACTCAGTTTCTATAATATTAAGTCGTTCAATGACTCCAAACCCAAACCAAGCCCCCACAATACAAGCACCAATAATGCTGATAAGATTACGCATAGGCATTGCGACTGAGGTGTTTTCACTTATTTTCATACTTCTTTCAATTGTCTATTTTCACAGTAGAATGCCCAGGTCTTTAATTTATTACCGTCTTTAATTCCCTTATCTTCTGCAAGTTTAGTTACAAGTTCTGTCTTGTTCCAGAATATATAGTCTAAACATTCTACCTTTGTATTAAATTCTTTTAGTTTATACTCAGTATGGTGTGGTACATTTACACCTTCATACCACAGCATAGCTGTTATAATCCAGATCATTTTTTACCTTTGAATATCTCAGCTCCCTTGAGTCCATATATCGAACTCACGATTCCGATGAAGAGGGCCTGGTACCAAAAAGGTAAATTTGAAAACTTATCAAAGAATACATCTATCTTAGCTTGTATGTTTGGATCGTCACTAAAGACACTCCATACTAATAATAGCACAGGAAGCGACACAAGTATCAAAACGAACTCGTCTTTCCATCCTTTGTCATTTGATTGTCTTACAGCTGCTTGGTATTCTACTTCACCGTTAGCCATCTTCTGTGCGTGTAACAATTCAGCATCAGACATAAGTATCTTAGCTTTTTGTTTGTTGGCAAATATAGATGCTCCAGTCTTTAATACTGTAGGTAGTATTGATAGTAATGGTCCCATTATAAATTTTCTTCCTTCCATTTTTGCACATCAAAGCTAGGACATTCTTTCTCTGATATCTCATTGTGTCCTATTACATTTGCTTCAGGATAGTCTACCTTAATTTGTTTTACTAAATCTAGTAAGGCAGTCCATTGTTGTGCAGTAAAATTATTTTCAGCAGAATTATCTTCAGCCATTCCACCCACCATGCACAGAGAAATACTCTTATGATTGTATCCTGCTGCATGTGCGCCAGTATCCCTATTGCTACGACCAAGTTCTACTTCTCCATTTCTTCTTATGATGTAATGATAACCTACATCCCTCCAACCATTGTCATTTACATGCCAACGCTTGATCTCTCTGTGACCAATATCCATTGAAGGTTTGGTAGCAGAACAATGAATAACTAAGTATTCAGTTGAACTACGAGGTTCCATTATGCAAATATTGCTATGACTATTATAACAACTGCAACGCATACACCTATTTTATATTTCTTAGGTAGTGCGTTCCATTTATCTTTAGCTTTTTCTTTTATAATTTCAAAGTTCATTTAATCCTCCAGGTAAAAAGATTTTAATAG